CATAGACGTTATTGCTTACAGCATTAGTAGCGGTTCCATATACGACAAAAGAATATTGATGCATAGCATCCAAATCTAAACCATCAGAAACAGACCAATCAATATTTGCAACTGGATCTGAACAGAAATTATCAATATGAACAAAGTCATTATTGTAAGCATTGATAGATAAAATAGCAGAATCTTTCAAATGAGCTTTGTTGTAAGTAAAATATTCTCCATTCTGTTGAGTTGCTGATGTATTAATTGCCACTATATTCGAATTAGTCAAAATAGGAATATTATCAAGGAGAGTGTTGTAAGAAAATAAGGTATATTGTCCAGCTCCAGCTGAAGCAGATGCCAAACCAGCAATAGAATGGTCTTGCGCAGTACCTGATGTTTCAGTTGGATTAAATAAAGATACACCAACAACTAACAACTTCGAGCCGAATCCTCTGGTCAATTGTTGGGTTATACTAATTGAACCAGAAGATACACTCTGTCGTTGCACAAAAACGTACGGGAAGGCTATAGAAATACCTCCTCCTCTCATGACTTTTTCAACGATCCCAGTTGATACACTTAAATTTTGTTCAGTATATAGATACATATTAATATTGTTAAAAGCCCAAGTTCCAACGGCAGCACCAACTCCGGTTGTAGGGTTAGTAGCACTTGTTCCAAGAAAGGCGTATCTGTTAACTGGAGCAAAATAAAGTGAAATCAAAAGTTGCTCTCCAGAGAAATATAATAGTTGGTCCAAATCACAGATAGTTCCTTGTAAGCTTCCTAAATCAAACTCAAATGCGATATTATTAGCTGTATTAGTAGCTGACGAAACAAGCAATTTACGAATACCATCTGATGGACATCCATAATCTACGTTATTACCATCGACATTAGTAGATTGAAAATTTCTGGAAATATCTTCAAAAGGAATAGCTTGAGCATTAGCTTGAGAAGTACTCAAAGTAGGAACAGTAGTTCCAGTGGTTGAATATCCAGGTGATGCTTTATTTCTCAATTCTGTCAAAGTTGTGCAAACAGGACTAAACATAGAAGCGTACCTATTCAGATTGGGCAAATCTAATAGAATATTGTTAGTATTTTGCGAGGTAATTACAATACGATCCAACTGACATAATGCGTTAGCTTGAAGCCATGCATAATTTGAAGCTCCTTGAGCTGGAACAGTGATATCCCAACTCAATTTACTTTTTTTTAATGACAAGACTTTGGAGGGCACCAAAATCTCAACAGGACCATAAACTGATGTCAAACTCGCATTAAAGGTCTGAACGTTATTAATTGGATTAACTTTGACATATAAAGGAGAACTGTGATTACCAACTTTATGGGTAAAATCTATTTCAGGTGATACTTTTTCGACTACTGTAGACATGATTTATTATATTATACATATTATATTTTTTTTTTATTTTTTAATCTTCTAAATTATCTAAATCATTTGCTATTTCTGTAATACTTTTTCCTTCAGAATGTTTTTCTTCGATAAATTTTTTGAGCATATATTTAGTCAATCCTAATTCGTCTTCAATAGCTTTTTTCCATCCTTGTTGTTCTTTGTTCATTTTCTTTACTAAAATTGGATCGCAAATTTTCAAAATATCTTTGATATACAATTCTAATACTTCTAAATATTTTGTATGTTCTTCCGTATGCTTTGGACAAAAATCTGGCATTGTTCCATCGCTATTAGGAATAACATTTAATTTACATGGTATATCTCTACCTTCTGAATCCATTTCGTCCCAAAGACAAAAGAATCCTCTATCATCATCTAATTCCTCATCTTCAGGTATAGTCAATAATGATGGTTCATCATCATCTATTTCATCTTGAGCTAAATTAGGATCAAGCTCTTCCATAACAATATCATATTTGCGAATTTGTAAAATGTCAATCATTTTTTTTATTATAAAAGAAAAAAAATAAAAAAAATAAAAAAAAATAAATAAATAAAAGAAATGGATTCAGAGAAATATATTTTTGACGCAGTATTTTCATTTGGCATTAAGAATGAAGATATATCATTTGAAATAGCAATGTTAGATAAAAAAATGACTCCTATAATTTATATGGCCGATAATGAAAATGAAAAATTACCTACGCATTTATTGTTTGATAAATATGGTATTCCTTTACCACGAAAACCAATTGTATATCAGTATATTGTTGATGAACAGATAGAAAAATTTAATATTAATCCGTTAATGGAACCTTACAATAACATCGGAATATATTTTACAAAGTCTGAATATTGTAAAATAACAAAGTTTTTTAAGAAAGAACAATGGACTAAAATCAAAAGATTAAATGTTTCAGAAATACCACTTATTCAAGAAGAACAGTAGGATCGCTATATTCTGATATAAATTCTAAAACAATAGCTATATTAAATACATCATTGGCAGCAGTACCTCCATAGTTATTCCAGACAGCAATGGCATTATTTGCACTTGGATAACTGGGTTGAACAACATCTCCTAAAGTAAAGGTATAAGTGCCACCAATTTTTTGTGGAGTTTTAAAACAATATCTTATATTATGGATTAGCTGTGATTGATATTGACTATTAAGATATACAGAGCCAAGATACATATTACTAACGAGATCACTGAATAGTAGACCATATGCACTATCAGGATAAGTACTTCCTAAAACTGTATCAGTTGAAGAACAGACTATATTTTTGACTCTTATTTCTTTTACTGGATATGGACAGCTAACATATCCTTGAGTAATTGAACCGTTAGCAGAATTGAATTTTAAATAAACTACTTGCGTTCTGTTAATAATTGTAGACATTCTTTATTATAAAAAATAATAAAATTATTATTTTTCTTTTTCTTTATATAAAGAAAACATGACAACTCATTCAATGTATAGAATGGTAAGACCCCGTCGTAAAAGAGGAGGAGATGGTAGACGACGTAGAGGCCGAGGAGTTCTTGACGGACCCTTGATTACACAACACGCATTATTTGGTATGCGACCAAAAAATATGCCAGCATATGGAGTTGGTAGACGCAGAAAACGTAGAACTACTACCTATGGAGTAGGAGCAAGAAAACGACCAGTGTATGTATCTCGAATGGGAATGGGACGAAGAAAACGCAGAGGTGGCGCTATTTCTCGTGGGCAACTTGTTCAAGCAATGAAAGGAATGCATATTCCTGGATTATCGCATTTACAACAAGCTCATAGAACTCTACAAGAGAAAAAAGTCATTTCACGTGGTCTTCATCATTTAGCAAAAGTTGCTCCACATCCTATTTTAAGCAAAGTAGCAACTGCAGCAAGAAATTTCGCAGCGACTCAGGGATATGGACGTAGAAGGAGAGTTCATAGAGGATATGGTCCTGGAATTATGACCGGTATGGGTCGTCGTAGAAAACGCAGAGTTGCGATAAGAAAACCTACAATGGCTCAAATAGCATCTATGGGTCCAACTGGAGCAGGCCGACGTAGAAGACGAAGAGGAGGTTCTATCTTTTCTGATATTGGAGATTTTCTAAAAAAACATAAGATACTCAGTACCATCGGAAAAGCTATAACTCCTTTGGCAGGCCCATTAGCACCTTTTGTATCAGGTGCTACTACTTATGCAGAACAACAAGGTTATGGTAGAAGACATCATCATTTACACCACCATCATTCGCATCCAAGACATCATTTAATAAAACATTCTCATGTAGGTATGGGAATTCGTCAAAGACATTCGCATGTTAGACGAGGTGGTAATAATCCTTATCCAACAACGAATAGCTTTTATGGAAAACCTGTATTTTAATCCAATTTAAAAAATTTTATTATTTAAAGAAAATAATAAAATGAATACTCGCAGAGAACAAATTATTGACTTATTAAGTTTAGAAATGGATACGTATGAAGATGCGCAAACTAACAAGCAAGTCTTTTCTACTGAATATGGAAGTTTGACACAAACATTTTGTTTTAGACGAGTTATTATAGAGTTAGGATATAATGTAATATCAACAAGTGTTTATTATAGAGATTCAAGTCGCGAAGAAGTAATGGAGAGACATTTTTATACAGATATGCCAGTAGAGCAATTCAATGAAATGGTAAATATTTATAATGACTATATTGAAAGTAATGAAATAGAGTTTTATGTATCTTCATCAAGTAGTAATAGTTATTGTTCAAGTCCAGCAGAAATGGAACCGCAAAATGATGATAGTGATAATTAAGATTCTGTGTAAAATCAAAATACATAATTTCAAACATAATTTTTATATAAACCTAAAATTATATAAAAATAACATAAAACAAAAGCAATAAACCTAAATAATAAAAGGTTTAATGATTAATTTATTTTTTAACTCAAAATAAAACCGGTTTTATTAAGAGATTATCTTTAAATCAAGTAATAAACCTCTTATTATATAGGTTTATTGATATATTTATATCAAAAATGGTTTAACATATATAGATTTATGTTCAATTTTATGTAATTTTGGTTAATGATTTTTAAATTATTGAAAATTTAAAAATTATATATTTGAATAATAGAGATGCCCCCCAAATTTAGGTTTAGATAATTGACCTCTCATTATTTCATTGTGTCCATGAGTTGTATATATTTGTCCAAACTTTCTAATTTCGTCAGCTTCTCTTAATGCTCTAACATTGTTTATTGCTTGTTGTTCAGGACTATATACTGCCCAATGAGAACCGCCATAATGTTTATTTGATAAACCATGTTCTGACAAATATATTGCCCTCTCTTGCGCAAGAGCTTTCTTATATGATAATGGATGTTTAGAATATTTTTTACCTTTTGTATCTTCTAAAACATAACCGTGCTTTAACTTTTTAATATGACGAGGCATTATTTATTTAAGGCAAATAAATAATAAACAAAAAAAAAATAATGAATAAGATTTAATTTTAGAAAATGACACTATTATTAATGAAAAAAAAATGCGCGCTGGATTGTTGGTGGTCAGAATTTAACTTTAATTTGGAAGGGATTAAAGTTAAATCGGCGATGGACTGCCTGAATGTATGAATGGGTGTTTTCTTACATTCTAATTATAATACAGAAAAATATTTTTTTAAAAAATTACATCATACAGATTTCCATTGCCGTATGATGTGGACTTAAAGCAAAATACCACGCAACACTTAGGTTAGGACGAATATCAACTGTATCTCCAGCCGAAAAATAACCTATGAATGGACTACAACCAATTTGAATTTCATATCCTGGTTGCCCTGATGCAGTGCCTATCGGACAACCTCCAAGATGATTAGTATTAGTATTGTTGATATATAAATCAACTCTAACATTACTAGCATTGGCGTTATAATTTTGATATACTTGAACAGATACCATATAATAACCAGCATACGGGCAAGTCCATTGATATGTACTTGTATTGTATGTACCCGTTATCCAACTATCTGAGAACACAAAGTTAAATGGAACTTTACTTGCACCAGAAATTACTGTTGAACCCGTATTACCTGAAACGAATAAATAGGGTCTTCCATTCCCTACCGCAAGCTCTTTTGTTGCTCCATTATACTGTAGAGGTAGAGGATTTCCAGAAGTATTAGTATTTGCTAATGGAGCTATAAAACACGCATTAGTTTTCGAATTCCACAAATAATTTCCAGTGGCATTAATAACTATTTGATTGGCTGGCTGAACATGAACTGTATCATATGCTGCGTACGCTCCAATGGCAATACTGCTATTACCTGAACCAGATCCAGATGATAGACCATTCGCCGCGTTCAGTCCGATTGCCACTGTATTTTGTCCAGCATAAAATTCCCCTGCTCCTGCTCCTATACCTAAACTATTTTGTCCAGCATTTTGATACAAAGCTGAATTACCGATACCTACGCAATTTTGGCCCATATTAACATAGCCACTGTTGACTCCGCAGGCCACCGATAAACCACCTTGATTTTGATATCCACTATTTTGGCCTACGGCAACGGCTGAAAAACCACTTCCATTTCCTTGATTCTGATTTCCACTGTATTGGCCTATGGCTACACTTCCTGAAGTTTGTGAGGTTGCTCCGGCGTTTTTACCTAAAATTACATTTAAGTCTGCTACTGCCCAAGCAGAGCCATTCCAATAAGGATAATCTCCGTAATTACTTCCACTTGGAGAGAATGTGCCTAATTGAGCAAATATAACGGGAGACGACCATGTTGTTGCGGAAACTGTAGATGACGGTGTTTGAGTTGAAAATAAATATGTAGCTATATAAGTTGGTGTTAATGATAATGCAGGAATTGTTGTTGTCCAACCTCCTGATGGAGCTGTTAATGTTGTTGTCGAAAAGTTATATGAACCTCCACTCGGTGCTGATGGTGCTGATGCTGTTTGATAATAAACTGCTCCTAAATATACTGAAAAACCATTAGAACCATTTTGCGCAAAAATAACTGGTGAGGTCCAGCTTGTTGCTGTAATAGTTGTGCTTGGAGTTTGTGTTGAAAATAAATAACTTGCGATATATGTTTGAGTTGTGCTTGATGCCGGTAGTGTTGTTGTCCAACCT